GCTGTATTAACCCCAGATGTTAAATTACCTCTATTTATAAATACTTCATTGGAAGATGATACTTGAAATAATGGTAAACCTGAAATATTGTTTACTTCCATTAAAACACCATCTAATCCATCTGCTACTGAGAATAAAGGGCCTGCTGATCCTTCTACTTCAAATATTCCTGATTGGCTTACTGAACCAGATCCTATTAATCTTAATGCGGTTGAGTCTGTGTCTCCTACTGTATAGGATTGAGATACTATTAATGAACCAGATATTTGAGCATCTCCTTCAAATGGGAATGGTAATGTTGAAATTGATGTGTTACTTGATAAATCTAGATTTGTTCCGTTTCCTCCGAAAGATCCGGTGAATAACCCATATGATGCGGTAGCTGTTCTACTACCCGATAAATTCCCTGATGCAGTTATTTCTGCTAAGACGGCATTACTGCCAGATAAAATGACTTTTTTCCAGTTTGGCATTTGCTTCTCCTATCATGGTTGGTTACAGTATTAATACTGCCCACTTCCTTTTCAGGCCAATAATAAGTTTATTTTAATATAAATATATAACTATTTAGATTCATTAACAATTAATTGTAACTTAACAACTGCTTCATAAACCTTTTGTACATCTTCACCTTTAAAGGTACAATTTTTAATTAAGCCCATCATCCATATTGCTTCATCTTTTGTGAATTGTGGTTGAAATTGGGTTTCTTGAACGGCTTGTTCTTTTAATGCTTTAAATTGTTCATATGACTCTTTAACAACGTTATTATCGATTTTTATTTTATTTTGTTTTTTAGGATTTCTGATAATAGGCATAAACTATATATTTCAATTTTAATTATATATTAATAAATATTTAACATATTAATTTTATATAAAAAAAAGCGGAGAAATTAATCTCCGCTTCTCAATATAATAAATTAAAAACTTTAGTATATATTATCCTGCATATACAAATAGATCACCAGTAGAGTTAACTTTAAAGTTACCTATTTGATCAAATGAGGTTTGTGATCCTGTAGTTACAAGAGGAACAAATCCTCCTACCGTTAAACTTGTAGCAGATGCACCTGCATGAGTTCCATCAGCAGTTACAGATAAACGTTTCAAAGTAGAATCAACAAAAAGTGCAGATCCAGAATTAACTGCAGGTGCATCTACAGAAAGACCGATATTATTACCAGAAAATATTAGTCCAGAATCTTGTTTAGTTGCACCGGATGAACCTGAAGATAATAATATTAATGCATCTTTAACATTTAAATTCGTAGTTTGTACTTCTGTGGTATTTCCTTGTACTATTAAGTCTCCTGCTATAGTTACGGTGTCAGTTGCAGCATTACCTAAAGTTGTATTACCACTTACATCAAGTGATGTTAATGTACCAACACTTGTAATATTTCCTTGTGCTGCAGTTTGTACAGTACCGGTTAAATTACCAGTTACATTACCAGTTACGTTACCTTTAAATCCTGCTGATGCAGTAACTTGAGGTACTGATAATCTACTTTTGCCTGGATTATAAGTAAGATCGCCATCAGTTTCTAAAGCTGTGTTACCTGTAGCACTTGCACCTGCACCAAATACTAAAACATTGTTTTCATCTGTAGATTCATTGTCAGATAAATTAACCTTGGTTGTATTAGTTGCATTAGTTGCATCAATTGCCGAAGAAATAAGACCAGATCCCGTAAACGAACCGGTGAATTCTGTTGTTGCCAAAGTACCAAAAGAGTTACCTGGATTTTCTACAACGCTGCCTGGGTTTGCAATTGATGATGAAATTTTATTATTTGTAATTGTAATGCCTAAACCTGCAGATAATAAAGTAGATGCATCGTCGAATGTAAATGCTCCGTTTGCACCAACTTTAACTGTTTGTCCTGCTACTGGTGTATCAGCTACACTTCCTGATAACATTGCGGTTGTTACTTTATCAGATCCTATAGTTGCTACACCTGCATTTGATAATGTTATATCTCCAGAAACACTAGTTCCTGTTGGGACAGCACTTGCGTTCCCCATTAATATTTGGCCGGCTGTTAATGCCTTACCAACTTGATTTGCTCCTGCTCCTGCGCCTACTACTACTTGATTAGAAGCAATACCATCATTAATGACATTAGCAAAGGCTGCTGTGGATCCTGAGACAATGACTTTTTTCCATGTTGCCATTTTAATTCCTTTTATTTAATTTATTATATTTTTATTTTATTATATTATGTATACTTTATACTATATATAAATATTGTTATATTAAAAAAACACAATCAATCTATACCTATCCAAAATGAGCTTCCGGAATACATGATTCCTCCAGAAGAAGGGATAGGAGTTAATCTTTCTTGTTTTCTTAAATTCATTATACTTTGAGATGTTATTATCAAAGCTGAAGTACTATCATTTTCATGAACTTCTAATATATTTGTGGTTGTATCATCTGGTTTGAATTGTAATGATCCAGTAGTAAAAGTATCAGTAGTAAATATTTGTTCTATTGTATCACTACCATCTTTTGATCTTTTAAAGAATAATTTTCCATCATATACATTAATTGATAGTTCTCCTGCCTGTAAAGTATTTACTAACGGGGTTGATCCAGCTGTCGTAGATCTTCTTAATCTTATTACATTTCCAGTTGACATTATTTAAAATGAGCCTCCATCTATAACATGACTAAATCTAAGTTCTGTTCTACCATCTGCAGATTTTGAGACATATGCAATTTCATTATAGCTAGAATTACTCATAGTTGTAAATGTTTGACTTCCAGTAATAAATAATGATCCTGTAAATAAATGAGTATCATCAAATGAATCGCCAAATATAGTTGAACCAGAAGAAAATGATTGAGTCATAAATGTTACAGAAGATGAAACTATGTATCTAGTTGCTACTAAATTACCATTAATATTGAAATTAGTTTCTCCTCCAGAAGTTGATAATGTAACTAAATCATCTGAACCACTAGTAATTTTAAATATATCATTAGACCCTACATTAATTGAAGCTGATACTGATCCTGATGATATAAATTGAGCATTTCCTCCACCTCCACTACCTCCGCCATTAGCTAATGCAGTATCAACCATATCTCCTGTATATATAAAACAGTCAATTGATGTTGGAACAATTGAAGCTACTGTTGAATCTGCATCTTGTACATATAATATTCCAGCAAATGTATCTAGATACCAATCTACATCGTCTGCAGGACCTATTCTGTTTCCAGCTGATGCAGATACTCTAGGAACATATGGATTATCATCCCCTAAAATACTTGATAAATTTGATGGAACTATTTGAAGTTTACCTACCGATCCAGATGGCATTGAATTATTAACAAATACTCCAGATCCTTTTCCTGAAAAATTATTTGCAGTTTCTGATTCATATGAACCTGTTAATCTTAAAGCATATGAATGTTGTTGATTTGTTGTTGGGCCGGCAGAAGCTTCGTCAGCATCATTAGCAAAAAATCCTTCTGTTATAGGATTTAATTCAAATTTAACATATTGAACTACTTGTTTTCCCGCAGCATTTGTTTGAGCGGTAAATAATGTTCTACTAGGGTTATTAGGAACTGCTTCTCCAAATACTGATTGTGCTGCTGATTGTACATTTGAACCAATTGCTTCTTGATTTACTCCTAATTTAGTACTTGCTTGAGCTTTTCCGGAGATTCGCTTAATAGCAATTTCAGTTAATGTAGACGATACTACTGGCATGATTTATTTCCTTTTTTTTTTATTTTTAATTTTTTTATAATGCAGATGTTCCCATTAATGTTTCAGAGGTTCCCCAATTAAATCGAATTGCATCTATATGATGAGTAAATCCTTCTGGAATCTCAATCATGATTCCTATTATATCATCTTGAGCAATTACGCCATCTGAAGCACCGCCGGCTAATTTTACAACTCCTTTTGGTACTTGTACATTGCCTCCTGGTGAATTCGATGTAGCTACAGTATATGAAATATTTCCAGATCTTGATCCCATGGTACCTTGTCCAGGACATTCTATTCCATCAGTATTTGCAAAAGACGCTTTTATTTGAGCTCCATTAATATATGTATCATCTAAAACATCAAGCCATGCAGTTGGACTAGTATTTCTTTTACTATTAAACCAATACATTCTAAATTTAGAAGAATTTGTAGTAAATAAACTAGAATTATCTGTTACTAGAACAGCATCTCCAGTTCCTACTACAGATATTTGAATTGAATAATTTTTACTTCCTATTCCATCTCCACCGGTATTTTTAAAGAATCTAACATATTTTCTAGTTCCAGCTGCTCTATTTCCGGTAGTATAATTTGGTTGACTTGAAGGTCCGTGAAATGTGGTAAAATCTCCACTATTACCAATTCGTTCTGGTGCACTTAATCCGCTATTATATTGAGTCGCATATAATTCTCCACCTACTGCTGCAGCTAAATTTTGAGTTGAGGTCCAAGCTCCAATAGTCGTTCCTATTGAACCAGCTGCATAATCTTGTCTAAATCTTTCTCCTCTAAATGTTTCAAAGTTATTTTCTGTAGATCCTGATGTTAATGTATTATACATGAATCTATTTTCATGTGGTATAACAGATGGTGTTAATGCACTTCTTAATAATGGAGTAACAGATGATCCAAAATTCCATCTAGCGCTAGTAGATGTTTCTCCTCCAGGAGGTGAATGAAATATATTAGTAGTTATAGTTGGTGTTGCAGCAAATGACATTGTCATGTTACTATCTTCTGTAGTAGTAGCAAAATTTACTACATCTAAATCTGGAAATCTTGTTGCGTCTGTTCCAGTTAATGTTTCTATTTTACTTCCTTGAATTTTTTTAGTGCTATTACTAATCGATTGATTTGTAACAGTCATGGTAATTCCACCAGAACTAGGATATACATTTTGATATATTCCAGAGAATGAAGAAGTATAAGATTGAACAATTGTATCTTCAAATCCATCACTATAAAATTTAATTCCAGATACATTATGAATTTTTGATGCATCAAATCCTTGAGCAGCACTTAATGAAGATGTTGCACTACTATCAGCAGTCATGGTTCCTGCAAAATTATCATGTACCCAATCATGTTTAGCTGCTGTTCTTGTACTTCCTGCTAATTCATGTCTAACAGTTATATAATTATGACCATTTCTCATATCTGCCGTATTAATTGAATATGTAAATGTTCTATATTCAGCTCCATCTAATTTTTGTATTCCGTCGCTGAAAAATACACTTTGTGTTGCTGATATTGTTAAATTGGATGAATTGTCAGAAGTTTTAGTTATTGATGCAACTGATCCAGAAAGTGACCCAGATAAAAATAATGCTCCATTCAAATACATTGCTAATACACCAGATTGACCATCACCTACTGCATATTGATTGTATGCACCAGATGCTCCAGCTCCTACTGCAGGATTACCTTTACCTGTTCTTGTTGCAATATCATTGACAGTTCCTGTAGTTGAAGAAGCGTCTCCATATATTCCTTTAAATCCACCGGTGTTATCAGATGAAACAACGGCTGGTGATGATCCAGTTGCTGGTACTTTTGTTTGTATACTAGCATAATCAGATCCTCCATATGTTTGACCAATATTGTCTCCAACATTTGTGTAACTAGATATAGCATGATTATCACCAAAAGATAATTTTCCAGTTTTAGTTCCACTAGCAGCAAAACTCAATCCTTCATAATTTGGTGGACTAGATGGAGCAATTACTTTTAATACTTCATTTATTTGATCGATTGCATTTGCTATTGTTGTAGTAGCAGTAAATGGAAATACGCCATCAGTATATGTTCCATCATCTGGTGTTCCTATTGAAGGATAATCGGATGATCCTCCGCCTCCTCCGCCAGATATTAATTGATGTGATCCAGTAAAGTTTCCAGATGTTGCAGGATTTGCGTCTGCTGTTGCAACTAATCTATATAATTTATTATCATCAGTATTAATATATAAAATACCATCTAATGTTCTTCCATATGTTCCTGTTGTTACAGAAGGTAATCCAGATCCAGATATAACTTGTGTAAGTGGTCTATAATTAGATGACCCATCAGTTGTTAATGATCCTCCGAAGAAAATTGAAGCAGATAAATGATAATTATCTGAATCAGAAGATCCTGATGATATATATAATGAACCGGTGGCTACTAATATTTCTCCTCGATGAATTGGTCCATTAGTATTTAATGATTTAATACTTGCTAAGCTACCTCTTCGATGCTGAATAATTTGTGACATTGATTGTAATCCTTAAGTTGATTTATTATTTAATATAAATATAAAATTTTATAGAAAAGCGTTATGGTATTATTATTTTAGTTTCAGGGGTTGGTAAATCGTCATGAAATGATCCTGCGTCAAAATTTCCTAATAAATGACCTATTGTTGAATCACTTCTATTTATTCCTCCATCAATTGATAATGATGCTGAATTAGGTAAAGTATTTCCTGAACCAGAAATTGCTAATGACCCTGTTAATCGCAAATGTTTTGCTAATTGTTTTCCTCTTAATCTTCTAGACATTTTATATATAGTTTATTTATGGATTTAAAGTCCATCTTCCATTTATTATAATTATATCGTTAGAGTCTAATTCATAGTCTAATTGAGCAGTATCAAAAACAATTGTTTGTGGACTTGATGTTGTAGGAGTCCATGTATACAAAGCTTTATCGATATACTGTCCGTTGATATAAATATTAAATTCTTTTTTTGTTGCAGCTGTTAATGTTACTGGATTAGTTCCTGCTGCATCATTAACTGTTACAGTTGTTGCATTCTGTACCGTAGCAGTTTTTTCTTGTAATTGTGTTAAATATTCCATTGTGTTTGCATCTATTACTAATTGGGATCCTCCGCCCGTTCTTGAAATTACTACTCTTCCTCCGCTTATAATTTTAGATTCTACATCTAATAAAGCTTGTGGAACTTCTACTGTTCCGAATATATCTTCATCTACATCAATTACAAATTCCCATACTAATTTTTTCAAAGAGTATTTCTTTTGTACTGTTGATAATCTATATTCTTGTTCTCCTAATAATGTACCATTTACTGTTAATGGTGCAGTACATCTTACTAGTCTATCATTTCCAACTGTATTAACCGTTTCAAAATTCAATGTTCTTATATGAGTTCTATATTTATTTGATTCATTCCCCCAAGCAAATCCACCATATGGCATAATTTGTTCTACTAGTTCATTCATTTGTGTAGTAAAATCTGTCCACATAAGTAAATCATATTCGACATCTACATATTCTGGAATATTTATTGAATACATTTCTGCAGATTGTTCTCGTTGTTTACTAGGTATTGGATATAATTGATCTATATATTGATTTCTTGCGTTATATTGTTGTCGATATATAATACTATTACCAGAAATAAATCGATTAACATCTAATTTTTTTAATTGATCTCGTTCTTGTAACGAATTTCTTTTCAATATTATTAAAGGAGATTGTAACATTCCTTTTTCGTCACGAAGATATCCTAATCTTCTTACACTATCCCATTTTTCTGCATTTGAATATATAACTGGAACATCTATTAAATTATTTTCTGGTCCAGTAATTTTTGGTTGTATTATATTCTCAATATACCATTTTAATGCAAAATCAATATTATATACAGTTCTTCTAGGAGTTTTAACTAGATCATCATCTCTACGAACTTGCGAAGATCTATCAAATGTTTGATCATCTCTAACAGATTCAGTATTACGAATATCTGGTTTATCTATTTTTCTATCAATATTATAATTTCTATATCTAGACATTAAAATCCTTTATATGATTGATTGTCTCCAGTTATACCAAATCTCATTTTTCTGATATTAGTTGGAGTTTGTCTTGTTACATGAGCATCACATAATACAGAAACACTATATCCAAACTTATTACCATTAGCCCATGTGTCAGGATTCTTGCCAGCAAAATATTGATTAGCATCAACGTTATCTAGTTCATAGAATTCATTGTCCCATTTAATAATATCTCCTACTTCTGGATAAAATGATGCTTTTTCTAAAATATCTCTAGATATACCAAATTGTGCTGTTCTTGTATATGAATGTCCATAATCATCCATTTCTCCAGTTTTTCCTTCTTTTGTGATTAAGGCCGGAATAAGTATATAATTATAATAAGTTTTATTAACAGACTCTCCATATATATTTGAATTTGAATCTTCAATAATTAATTTGTAGAATTCTATTTCAGTGTCAACTATTGCATTTAATAATTCTGCATTAATCGATGCTAGAAATTTAGCATCTCGTTGAGTTCCAAATAACGCCATATTATCCTACGTATATTTTAGTTGGTACTTTTGACAATATTTCATTCATTGAATCATTTTCTGATTGTTGTCTTGTCATCATACTTTCTTTTGTTAATTTGTCTAAAAATTCTCTTAATTGGGTAATTAATGCTTCTTTTTCTGATTGTCCTTGTGTTACTAAATCAGATCCATTTAATGTTACTTCTGAATTTGGAATTGGTACTGTTGAATATTTACTTCGAACATATCCTAACATTTCTTTTACTAGTGCTGATCCATATCTAAATACCCAAGACCGTCCTACATCGTTTATTTGAGAATATTTTTGATATGTATATGGAATATTAGATCCATCTGATACTACACTATTCATTGCTGCTGTATTTCC